GTCACGGCCGGCCCTAAAGAATCGCCGCCGGCCAGGACGGCCGGGTGGGGCTCGGTGGCGGTGACGGTGGGTGGTGGGGGTGGCGGGTGGCCACCCGGCCCAGACTCTAGAACGGTGCCCCACCCGAGCCCCACCTCGATGTCCGAATCGGTGGGTGGGTCGTCTAGAACCGGCCGGGCTCGACGGTTGCCCATGAGATGGAGCCCGGCCTCGAGCTCGGCCCGCGTCTTGGCGATGTGACACCGGGCACACAACGATTGGACATTGGCCCACGACCACATCGCGCCGCCGGCCTGCCTCGGGATGATGTGATCCACATGCTCCGCCCTAGAACCACACCGGACACATCGATGGTGGTCACGCTCGAGCACTCGAGCTCGGAACCGGCGCCACCGCCTCGAGCGGAGCTCGCCACTCACCGGCCGGCCTGCCCGCGTAGGTAGCTCTCGAGCTCCTCCTCGGTGGGCGGGTGATCCCACCCGGGCGTTGTCCCAATCGGCCCACCCTGGGCGCCGGCCTCGGCCACCTCGGGACCGCGGTCCCCAAGCGCCTCGAGGCGATGGAACGCGAGATCGAGGCGCACCCGCGTGAGTAGGGCGCCGATGGCCATGCCGGCGCCGGCGAACATCATCGCCAACACCACCGCGAGCCATGGATCGAGGATCACACCCGCACCTCGCCATCGTCGGGCTCGAGGAGATGGGTGCACACATAGAACGAGAGGTGGGTGGCGCCGAACCGCTCGGCATCGGCGAGCTCGGTGAACGGGCCCCACACCGATGGCGGCGCATCGGCATCGAGATCGACAACCACGAACGGAGTGGTGGATGGTGGCGCCATGGCGCCCAGCATAGCGAGAGGCGCCGAGCCCAGGGATAGCGCCGGCGCCTCTCTCGCTCGCCGGAGCAATGTGCAAAGGGGGAACCACATCGGGGAGCCCGGCGGGAGCTACGGGTACCCTACCCGGCGGGTGGGTCGGATGTGTGGCGCGACCGACCCACCCACGCGAGAGAGCCCGGCCGAATTGACTCGAGCCGGGCTCTCTCTATGGTGCCCACTACCACTATGAACGACCGACCTCACCTTACCACGCTCGCTCCTCGAGCTCGCGCTCCTCCCACCGCCACCGCGCACGCTGTGATGTCTCTCCAATGGAGGGGACACGCGTGATTCTTCCTAGTGCCGACAGAGCGAGCACGAGCCACCGGATCATCTCCCGGGAGCGCCAGCTAACGCCCGGCACGATGATCGGCCGGGAGTGGCACTCCTGGGAGAGCTCACCGTGAGATTCGGACTCGAGCTCGAGCCATGCCGATCGGTGGCCGGTACCGGGCCGGACCTAGTAGCCGCTAGGTGAGAGCTAGCCCCGGGGAGCGTGGCCGAGCACTAGCTCGGTTGGGCCTGTGAGAACATCACCCATCGGATGCGCGTACATGAGGGTGCCGATGCCCGGAGCATATGGGAGAGCATGGGATCAGAGCATTCACGCGCCCGAACGGAGTCTCATCGAACTCTCACCCACACCCGCCCACCCATGGTGTATAATCTGTTTACACACCCGGGAGGAACCCGGGACCCACTACCCGAGGAGCCACCTCATGGCCATCACCGATCCCTGCCCCGCTTGCTTGGCGAATGCCCTCGCCGTCGAGCTCCGCTCCGATTACCTCTCGGAGCATCACCGAGCCGCCCTGGCTCTCGCCCGGGAGCTCGAGCACACCTGCCGGGTGGTTCCGTTGGTCACCTTCACCGGGTGACCAACCACCGCCGGCCCCAACCAACCACTACCGAAGGACAGACACCAATGACAACCACTCCCACCTACCGGCCCGGCCAATTGGTACGGAGCCGCCTCACCGATGAGCTCCTCGAGATCACCCGCGTCGGCGCCCACGATCCGATCACCGGCCGCGTCAACCGGCTCCATGTGGTCTCGGCGATGGGCGATCGCTCCTACACCTCGATCGTCGGCACCCATGAGGTGGCGATCATGCTCACCACCGATGGCGATGTGGCCACCGCCGAGGCGTGCATCGGCCGGGTGCCGCCGGCCGAGCCCCTCGATGTCGATGAGGTGCTCGCCGATCACCCGGTGCTCGCCGAGCCCGTCTGCGATTGGCCGGCCGAGGCGATCGCCGCGGTGTGGTCAGTGATCGATGCCGAGGCGTCGCGGCGTGGCCTCGATCTCGATGCGATCCTCATGGGCCGGGCACGATGACCACCGAGCCGCTCTATGTCGATCTCGCCGGCGGTGTGTGGTGCCACGCCCACGCCGGCCTGGAATTCCAGGCCGCGGTGAGGAACCACCGCCGGGTCGTTGGCTCCGAGAGCCATTGGCCGGCCGAGGTGTGGACACCGCTCACCCATTGGCTCCGCATCGATGAGCCCGATGAGCTCGGGTACCCATGCGAGCGGTGCCGGTGGAACACCGAGGGGAGGCGCACATGAACCCGGCCTCGGAGCTCGCCAAGGTGGCCGATACCCTCGAGCACCTCGATCAGACTCGAGCCGGGCTCATCGCCGAGAGGAACCGGCTCATTCGGGTGCTCCACCGAGAGGGTAGGAGCACCCGCAACATCGCCGAGGTGGCCCGCGTGTCGGCGATGACGGTATCGCTAGTGGTGAACCGATGAGCGAGCTCGACGGGGACCGCATCCCGATCTGGCACCTATGGGCCCACACCTCGGAGGAGCCCGGCATCCGATTCGGATGCACACCGATCACCGCCATGGCGATGCGGATGATCGATGCCGGATGGATTCGGGTGCCACCCGGCGAGGTGTGCCCGAGGTGCCACCAACTCGAGCTATTCGATGAGTGAGCACCTACCGATCCACCCATGCGGAGGTTGTGGCCACTCGCGTGCAATGCACGCGGGTGGCCGCTCCGCGTGTCACCGCTGCCGCTGCCTCGAGTGGCGCCCGATAGCGCCCGTCCCAGGGCGCCGGCCCACCTCGGTAGGGGCGATCACACCGGAGCGATTCTCGGCCAATGTGCGCCGCGTGTGGACCGCGCTCGCCGAGCCCCATACCGATGCCGAGCTCGAGGAGCTCACCGGGCTCCCGGGTAACTCGCTCCGGCCGGCGAGGGTGAGGCTCCTCGAGCTCGGTGCCATCACGGACACCGGCGAGCGCCGACCCACCTCGAGTGGCCGGCCGGCGATTGTGTGGGCGCGTGCCGAGGCTCCTTGATCTCTACGCGGGTGCCGGCGGTGCCGGCCTCGGGTACCGTCGTGCCGGATTCGAGGTGGTGGGCGTCGATCTCGGCGATCATGCCGGGCACTACCTGGGCGGAGAGTTCCTCCGAGCCGATGTGTTCGATCTCGATGAGGAGTGGATGGCCGGGTTCGATGCGATCCACGCCTCGCCGCCATGCCAAGCGTATTCGGTGGCGAGGTGGAGCGATCACCACCCCGATCTCCTCGAGCCCACCCGGGAGCTCCTCGAGCGGGTCGGCCGGCCCTACATCATCGAGAATGTGCCCGGAGCTCCTCTCCGGCACTATGTCACCCTCTGCGGGAGCTCATTCGGGCTCGAGGTGCGCCGGCACCGCCGATTCGAGCTCTCGGCCGAGCTCATGGCATGGGCGCCGCCACCCTGCCGGCACTCGGCGATGGGCCGGCCCTACACCATCACCGGGAATCCTGGTGGGCGAGATGACCTCGAGCACCACCGGCCGGCGAGGAACGCCGAGCACGCCGCCGAGGTGATGGGGATGCCGGCGGGGCTCCGCTGGGAGCACTACCGGGAGGCGATACCACCCGCGTATACGGAGTGGCTCGGCCGAGAGGTGCTCCTCACCGGACTCGGATGACTTGCCCGGGTCGGATCACATCGGGGTCGGTGATGTTCGGGTTGAGCTCGAGGATGGCCGCCACCGTCGTCTCGTACTCGGTGGCGATGTCTCGGAGGGTGTCACCCTTGACGACGGTGTGGAACACCGGCTCGGGGCCCGGCGCCGGCTCCTGGGAGCTCGCATCATTGGCCATCGAGGTGAACGCGTGCTCGGTGTTCGAGCCCCATATCCCATCGACGGTGAGCACCTTGCCATTGGCGCCTCGGTAGCCGGCCGCGTTGAGCGCCCGTTGGATGCCCTCGGTGGTTGCCATCTCATCATCTCCCGGTGGTGGTTGGTTGCCGAACGCGGACGGGGGAACATCCAATTGCCAATGCATCGCGTCGGGGGTGCTCCACCGTCCGCCCCAAGTGAACGCTCGGGCGCCACCCACCCGGATCGCATCGATGCCGGCGATAAACGCCGGCGGGAAGTCATGGCGGAGAGGCTTGCCATAGGGGTTGGCCGATGGGTTGAGATCGAGCGCGATGGCATACGCGTGCAAGGATTTCTTCGAGCTACCCGAGATGTTCCGACAGTTGTAGGTGCCGCCGGCCGACTCACGGAATAGGTAGCCGGTGTCGGCCATCACCTCGGCGAATTGGCGCCACGCCGGCGCCGACCGATCCGCCACTAGGAGACTCCATGACCGGCCCACACCGGGGAACTCCACCCGGGTGAACCTCGAGGTGGTGCACTCCCAGGGCGCCCACCATTGCCGTAGCTGCTCGGTCGATGCCATACCGGGAGGCTACTCGAGCCCGAACAACCACTCGAGGAACCACCGGCCCACATCCACCATCGCCTCGGCGATCACCACAACACCGATGAGCCGGCCCACACCGGCACTAGCTCGGATCGTGAGCCACCACCCGGGTGTCGGATCACCCTCGGGTTCCGTCACGGGCCCGATTCAAGGTTCGCGATCCTCTCCTCGAGGCTCCGCACATAGGCGAGGAGCGCCGCCGTCATCACCGGCCCGTTCACCACGAGATCATCGGGCCCGGGGATGCCGTCCTCATCGAACACCGGGAGCCGATCGACCATCTCGGGAGCGATCGCCTCGAGCTCATCGGCGAGGATCATCGGGTGCGCCACACCCTCACGGGGGTCGCCGGCGGTGAGGTACCCGGGCGCATACGCTGCCCGGCGGATCGGCACCGAGGCGAGCGCCGACACCACCGGATCGGTCGCCACCTCGAGCTCGGCGAGGGTGGCCGGTGCGATGTGGTCGCCCTGGGCGAGCGCCGCTTGCCCGATGGACCGCGAGCCCGAGGTGATCTCGTTCGAGGTGAACCAAGTCGCGTTGGCCGCGGCGGTGGATGTGCTCGCCGAGCCTCGGTAGGACACGCGGGGAGTGGTGCCCGACTTGGAGACGCGGAGGTACTCGAGGATCGAGGTGCCCGAGGTGTTGGGGGTGAGCCCCTTGAGCCCGTCGTTGTCCATCCGCCACTCATAGATGCCGGTGCCGGTGTCACCGATGCGCCTCGGTCGGAACGAGAGCACCCGCTGGGCGCCGCCGGTGTCGGCGATCCACATAGAGGCGCGCCCACCGGACTCCACCACGAACGGGTTGGTCGCGTCGTTGGGGACCTCATCGCCGAGATCACCGCTCACCCCGTTGGTGAGCCACACTCTCGAGGTGCCCTGGCCGAGCACAAGCTTCTGGCGGGTTTGGTGGAACACGAGCCCATCGGCCGCCGCGTTGAATTGCTGCCTCGGGCGCCCATCACCATCGGGGTCGGGAGCCACCTCGAGGGTGTCGGTGATGATGACCCGGCCGGTGACGGTGCCGCCGGCGAGTGGGAGGAATGGACCGCCGTAGAGGATGTCGATGCCGACCCACTCGGCCCCGTCGTACACCTCGAGGGTGCCGGGTGTGTCGAGCCACACCACCTTGCCGGCATCGGGGATCGGGAGCCCATCATCTCGAGCGGTGGCATCCGGCCACCTCGAGATGGTCTGATCTCGGATGATGTTGCCCCACTCGGCCTCGATGATCTCGCCGGGTACTACATCGATCGGTGAACCCATGAATCTCCTCCTTACGCGAATCCGGTTGTGAACCCGGCATCGAACGCGGTCCCAGGTGGGCCCGATTGGGTGTCCTCGAGCTGATAGGTGACCTCCCAATCGGATGCGGTGACCCGATGAGCGATCCCTTGAATCGATGCCTCGGTGGTGTAGCTCCACAATCCGCCTCGGAGGCTCACCGTCACCGTCACCACATCACCGATGGCGAGCGCGAGCGCCCGCCGAGCCTCGAGGTTGGTGAACGGATGCACCGTGACCGCGTTCACCCGGAGCCGATCGTAGGCGAGCCGCTCCACCACCCGGCTCGCGAGGTACTCCACATCGGTGTCGTCTTGGCATTGGAGATCGAACCGCCGGCGGGTGCGGGTGCCGTAGAGCGCTTGCGATTGGGGGTTCTCCTGGCGGATCGCCTCGCCATCGATCCGAGCGTATTGGGCGTCATTGACGATGATCGCCGCCGTCCACTCCACATCCACATCCACGATCGGGAGCCCCAACGGCCCACCGATGATGTCCGATGGTTCCTTGAGCTCGAATTGGGACCACTCCCGGTTGCGGAATATCGCGGTGCCCTCACCGTCGAAGTAGAACGCGCCACCCTCGGCATCGGCCGCACGCTGGGCCTCCTCGAACCGGGATTGGCCGAGCGTCGAGGCTCGCATCCTCACGCTCGAGGTGTCGAGCTCCCGGTATGGCCATCCGAACGCGTCGAGGATGCGGGTGATCCGCTGGGTGGTTGTCTCGATCGGTGTGGGCGTCTCGAGCGCCGGCGGGTTGTCCACCGCCATGAGCGTGCCGGTGTCCGACGCGTTGATGACGGTGGTGACATCGAACCCGGCACCTCGGTAGCGCTCATCGATCCGATCGGCGAACCCGGTGAACACCGGAATCCACCCCTCGCCGGCATTGGCCGAGAGCCGGATCGCCCGCCCTGGGCGCATCCGCAACGCGTTGGGGAGCTCGCCGGTGATCGGGTTGAGGAGCCCATCGGAGTTGTCGATCTCGAACCGGCCGGTGCCCGGGCGAATCCGCTCATCGAACCGCTCACGGCCTCTCGAGCTCTCCGCCGAGAGCACCCGGCCGGTGATCTCCACCCACTCGACGAAGAACCCACCCCATCTCGGCCCGTCCTCGGCGCCGGTTTCCGACCATTCCGACACATTCCACACGCCGGTTGAGCCACCCTCGGGATCGTCGTAATCGAGGGTGGAGATGCCGAGCTCGAGGCGCCAATCCACCGTCCGCTCCACCCATCGGAGCTCTCGCTTGGCCGGGATGCCCGGCACGCTCGGCGGGGAGCTCACACCACACCTCGAGCCGCCGTCTCGATCGGCACCGGCCCGATCTCCCGGTTGTAGGTGCGGAGCGCATCCACCACCGATCGGGCGATGGCCTGGGGATCGCCCACGCCGGCGGTGATGTTGATGGTGACACCGGCGCCCGAGCCGCCCATGCCGGCGGGGACCACCGTCTCGCCGCCATGGGCGATGATCGGCACCGGAGCTCCCATCGGGCCGGGCACCCGCCCACCCATCGCAAAGCTCCATGGGTAATCGGGATTGGAGCCGCCGTAGTTGGGCCGGTTCGAGATCGGAGCGGTGGCCGATCCGCCACGCCCGGGGATGCCACCCGAGAGCCCGGGGATCGGCCGGCCGAGCTTGCGGAATAGGGCATCGACCAACGAGATGATCTCACCGAACGGGCCCGACAACCTGAGCACCGATTGGACCACCGCTCGGAACTTTTGATCGACCGAGAGGGTGTCCCAATTGCGGAATGCACCCTCGAGCTCGCCGAAGTCCATCTTCGCGTCATCGAATTGGGACCCGAGATCGGCCACGAACCCGATCACCTGGGCGATCACCGGGAGGATGTCGGCGAGCGCTTGGATGAGCACAATGATCTCATCGGAGTTCTCCTCGAGGATCGGGAGGAGCGCCGCTCCCATCTCGACTTGGAGATCACGAACCCGGGCCTCCATCTCTCGGAGCCGGCCCGCCGCCGAATCGGAGTTCTGCTCGAACGCCTCGATCTCCTCGGAGCCGGCCTCCATGGCGAGGGTGACCGCCGCGAGCGCGAGCTCCTCCTTGGTGAGCTCCGCGGTGAGCTCCTTGCCCGTCATCGCGAGCGCCTTCGCGTTCACATCGACTTGCTTGATCGAGATGCCGAACCGCTCGATCGGGTCGCGTTCGCCGCGCATGAGCGAACCGAGCGCCGCGAGCGCTTCTTGGGTGTCGCCGGCTTGGGGGTTGAACGCTGCCAGGGCGCCGGCGAGCTCGAGCATCTCCTCGGCGGTGCCGGCGGATTGCTCCTTGGTGAGCCCCATCGATTGCAGTAGCTGCCCGGTGGGGGTGAGGAGCCCCATCGCCTCGGAGCGGGTGAGCCCCATCGAGTAGCCGACCGCCTCGATGGACTCGGCGAGCCCATCGGCTGCCGGCCCGAATGTGGTGCGGAATGATTCGGCGGTGACCTCGGCCGCTGCTCCCAATTGGAGCATCTCGTAGCCGGCGCCGATCACCTCCCGAGCGGTGATACCCGTCGCGTTGGCGAGATCGCCCATCGTGCCAATGAGCCCACGCGACTTGGTACGGACACCATCGGTGGCCGAGCCGAGCTCCCGGGCGCCGCGTCGGAACCCGGAGGCGTCGAGTGTGGCCCGATACTCGATGTGGCCGGTGGCTCGAGCCATTAGCGAGGCACTCCCTCGGCGCGGAGGCTCTTACGCACCACCCGATCCATGAGCTCATCCTCCATCGCCACCGTCCGCTCCACCACCTTCCGGCTCTCGGAGTAGATCGGGCCCACCACATACCCGGAACGCTTCGAGGGTGGGTACTGCCGGCGGGAGAGCTCCGATTGTCGCATCACCTGGCCGAACACCCACGCTCGGGAGGCGCCGAACTCGGCGCCGATCATGGTGCCGCCACGCCGGAGCACCACCCGCTCGGCGATCACGCCGATGTCGGCCGGCATCCGCTTGTAGGTGCCGCCACCGGGGCGCCCGTCGAGGATGCGCCGGGCATCTCGGAGCACCTCTCGGGCTTCCTGCCGCATCGCTGCGGTGCCCTCGGATTCGATGGTGCGTTCCATCCGAGCCGAGGCGCGCACCGTCTCGAGGAGCCCATCGATCTCGAACCCGATCTCGGCGCCGGCCATGGGCCCGGCTCCTACGGGCCGGCGGGAGGCGTGTAGGTGACCTCGCCGGTGACGGTTGAGCCGAGACTCCACTCCAATTGGCCATCCGCTTGGGCCTGGTGGCCGATCTCGCCGATGATCGCATCGAACTCATCGGAGCCGCCATCGCCGTAGGTGAGGGTGATCGTCACCGGCTCGCCATCGGCCGAATCGCGGAGGGTGTTGAGCGCCGGGATCGCCGACACCTCGCCATGCCCCGAAGCGGTGAATGTGCCCGTCTTTTGCCCGGAGATGGCACGCTGCGCCGGCGAACCGAACACCGGCTTGGGAAGCTGCGCCGCTCCGTAGGTGAGCGCGACTTGGTTGGCCGCGAGACTGATCTCGGAACCATCGGCGATGGTGAACGAGACTTTGTAGCCGGCGATGAATTGATCGGCCATTGGGTGGTTTCCTCTCTCTCTAGAGCTCGGGTTGCATGATCGGGTATGGCACGAGAATCGACAATTGGCCGGAGACGGCCGGCGAATCGCCCACCGTCACCTCACCGATGTCGCCGAACGATTGGAACCGCACCTCGCCGCCGGGCCCGACCGGGCGCCACTCGGCGAGGCTCGCCATGATCTCGCCGGCGAGCTCCTCGAGGTGATCGATCGCCGGGCCGGGCTCGGTGCGGGTGACCAACACCTCGAGCACGAGTGCCCATGCCACAAGCGCCGGCCCACCCTGGCGGAGCACGAATGGCTCCCAATAGATGCCCGGCGCCGGGTGGATCACCACCGCCGGCAACGCCGTGACCTCGGCCGGGTGCGCGTGCACCGCCGAGAGCTCGGGCACCGTCGCCTCGAGATGGCCGGCGAGCTCGGAGCGCAACATCACGCGACTCCGAACGACCATCGGAGCCCAACCAACACCGGGTTCGATGCGATGGCCTGATACGCGGCACCGGCGATGTCGATGGTGCCGAACCACTCATCGGCGCCGGCGGATTGGCCGGCCCGATCGGCCTCCTTGAACACCCGCACCGCCACCTGGGTGGCCGCTTGGCGCACCGCTTCGGGCACGCCGGGGATCTCCGGGTTCGGGCCCGGGTCGGGGAACGAACGGCCGAGCTCGGCATCGATCGCCGTCTCGGAGGCGATGATCGCCGAGGTGATCTCCTCATCTCGGTCGGTGTTCGTCACCGGCACACCGAGCCGCCGCTTCACCACATCGAGGGTGGTGTACCGGATGCCGGCGGGGAGGAACGACACCGGGCCGGCGGAGAGCTCACCGCCGATGGCGAGCTCGAGCGGGTTCGAGGTGTCGGGCGCGTCGGACTCCACCGTGTAGGTGTAGGTGGTGCCGGCCAGGAGCGTGCCCGCCGGGTCGGTGAACTCGAGCCGGCCGGCGGGAGTGAACCCGACCACCACCGGCCCGGAGCCGTCGTCACGCCTCACGGTGTAGAGCGTGGCTCCCGGGTCGCCCACCGTCCACCGGAGGTACACATCGCCGGTGCCCTCATCCTGCCGGCCCTCGAGGAGCACGCTCATGGCGCCACCGCCGCGATCGGGTAGCCGTTGGCTCGGAGCTCATACCCGGTGACGGTGATCGACCGGGCGCCGGCACCGGGATCGCGGACCGCGATCGCCCATCGGTTGAGAGGATCGGAGTAATCCATATCCTCGCCATGGAGCAAGGTGGCGAGCACCTCGGTGACTTGGGTCGAGCCATCGATCGTGACCACATCGCCGATCGGAGCGCCGGCGAGGGTGAAGGTGAACTCGAGTGGGTCGGTGCCGGCCTCGAGCCCGATGAGCCCCACCAACGACACATGGCGGATGTGGCCGCCGAGGATGGTGATGGTGGGCGGGTACGCGGGGAGCGCCGCTCCGTTCGTGTCCACCGCCCACCACAACGCCTCATCGGCCACCGCCGGGCCCACCTGGGAGGCGAGATCGACCCACCCGCCACCGGCGGGGATGTCCACCACCCATGGGCCGGCCACGCCGGTGGCATTGACCCGATCGACGGTGACCGCGATCACCGCCTCGCGCACATCCTGCGGGGAGATGAGCTCGGCGGTGTTGTCGGGTAGCTGGTCAAGCGCCTCGGTGATGTTGCGTAGCACATCGGCCACGAGCTCACTCCTCGCCGGCGGGTTCCTCGGTCGGCTTCTCGGTCGGCTTCTTCTTCTTCTTCTTCGCCGAGGTGGCCGGGCCCGACTTGGGCCCGGCCTCTCGGTCTCGCCGGATGTATACCGGCCGATCCTGGGCGCCTCGCATCACGCCGTGATGCCCGAGAGGATCGCGAACGCTCCCGGCCGGCGGATGGCGCAAGTGGCGAACCCATGCACGCTCACATCGGTCACGAGATTGCTCGGGTAGGTGAGGGTGATCTGCGCCGGCGTGGCCGGGTCCTCGAACAGCAACGCGTCACGGAAGGAACCGAGGATCACCACATCGGTCGGAGTGGACTCATCGACCACCACCGGGATGCCTCGGAGGGTGCCGACCACGCTCGCCGCGTCGCCGATCCCGGCCGGGTTCGATGGGGCGTCGGTGGTGATGAGCGGACGCCCATCGGTGTCGGCGAGATCGAGGAACGCGCCCCACACCGCCGAAGCCATCACCGCCGCGATGGGAGCTCGCCTCGAGCCCTGGTAGACCGCCGCCCACCCGGAACCGATGAGCGCGAGCGCCGCATCGACACCGCCGCCCACCGGCACATCGGTACCACCCGCGTTGAGGTTGCCGGTGAACCCGGTGCCGGAGACGGGCGTCGAGGTGGTCGGGTCGCCGTTGATGGTCTCGGAGTCGAGGAACTCGGTGTAGTCGGCGAGGAGATCACGAACGACCTCCTCGAGATAGTTGGGCGAGCTCCACCGGGCCGCTTGCACCGTCACACCCTGCCCGCCGGCAATGGTGGCCTTCTTCCAATCGCGGAGAATCCACGACTGCACCTGATTCTCCACCGCGGTGCCCTCGCCGTCCTGATAGCCCACCCGGTTGCCGGTGGTCACCTCGGGAGTCTGCAAGGTGTTGCCCTCCTGGGGGAGCGGACGGTTGGCGAACAAGTTGGCCACCGGCCGGCCCTCGCGGAGCAAGGTGAGGAGCTCGGGCACATAGAGGTTGTTGGGAGTGGAGTCGCCGATCGAGTTGCCGATACCGGAGAACTCGCGGACCGCGATCGCGTCGCCGGATGCCGACACCACGCCGGCATCGATGAGCGAGGTGAGCCGTTCGGTCGCCGCCGAGCTCGAGCGCCGAGCGTGGGCGATGGTGTCGGCCACCACCTCACCGATCGAACGGTAGTTGTGGGCCCGGGTGTGCACCTCGAGCTCGGGCGCCGCCGGCGCCTCGGCCGCGGCCACGCCGGCCCGGTACTCATCGAGCGCCCGGGTGACGGCCTCGGCCACCCGATCCTCGGTCGTGTCTGCCACCTCGCGGGTGGTGTCGGTGTTGTCGGCCATTGGTTCCTCCATGGTTGATCGGACGGCCATTACGCGGGCGCGGGTGTAGGCGGGGGTGCCGGTGAGGGTGACCTCGCGGAGATCACCGGAGCGGATGAGGGTGGCGCCGTCGTCGGCTCGGTCACGCTCGAGCGGAATGAATCCGGCCGAGCCTCCCAGGGCGCCGTCGGATGCGAGGATGAGCGCGTCGTCGCCGGCCGGTGTGGCCGACACCTTGAATGTGCCGATGAGCCCCTCGGCGGTGTCACGGAACCCGACCGAACGACCGATCACCGGGCCGGCGTGGCCATGGCCGAGCTCGAGCTTGAGCGCCACCTGCCCGGGCTCGCCGAACACACCGCGGGTGTACCGTTCGCCGCCACCTGGGAGCGGTGCGGTGTCGTCGTAGGGCGCCACCATCATCTCGATGATCCGCTCGGATGCGTCCACCCGGCCGAGCTCGGCCGAGCGCCATTCCATCTCACTCATCGACGGTGACCTCCTCGGTGACGGTGGGGACGGGTGCGGGGCGATCGGCGCCCGGGATGGTGGGGAGCCCCTCGAGCTCCCTCACCTCATTGATCGAGAGGATGCCCATGCGGAGCCCGACCTCATACACCCGGTATCGGGTGTCTGAGTCGGCCCGGAGGAGCCGGGTGAAGTCGAACCGAGGTTCTTGGGTGGCCGGCACCCATTGGCCGAACGCTTCCTCGATGCGATCGGTGACGGGCGCCACCGCGAGTACGGAGTAGTCCCGGTAGATGCCCTCTTGGTTCTGATAGGTGAGGCTCGAGCCGGCCGCGTTGACATTGATGAGCGCCGATGGCACATGGAACGCCCGGGCGATGTCCTGGGCGGTGAGATTCCGGCTCTCGATGAATTGTGAGTCATGGTTGGACAGCGCGGTGGGCTTCCAACTCATGCCCATCGGGAGCACCGCGGTGGACCGCTCCCGGCCTCGGGCGCCGGCCCATTGGGCCCGGAGCCGCTCGGCTTCCTCCTCGGTGAGCCTGCCCGGGTGTTCGAGCACGCCGGTGGGGACACCACCCGAGGTGTAGAACTCGGCCGCGTATCGCTCGGCCTCGAGCCCACCACCGATCGAGAGGCGCATCGCCTCGATCGGCCCGATGCCGCGTGGCCGGCCGGGGATGTCGATGAAGCGGATGTGGCCGATGTCACGGTTGAGGATCATCTCCCTCGAGCGCCATCGGTAGGTGTAGGCGGTGCGGGAGGCGTTCCATCCGACCGTCACCTCATGGCTCGGGATGGGGATGGCTACGGTGGGCCGGCCGGTGTTGTCGGGTGCGGTGAGCCACACGAACGCGTCGCCGGTGAGGAGGAGCTCGGTGGCGATCCGCCGGAACACCACGCCCGTAGGGTGGAACGGGTCGGGCCGGCGCACGATCGACGGTTGCCGGCTCACCTCACGGTTGGTGGCCCGATCGTAGGTGGCCATGGGCATCGAGCTCACGGAGTCGGCGATCATGCTCACGCACGCGTAGACGGTGGGGAGCCCGAGCGCCGATGCCGGGTCGATGAGGAGCCGGCCACCTGGCAAGGGTGCGCCGATGGCACCGATCGCCGGCCCGATGATCGGTGTGGTGCTGCGGGTGTGGACGGTGGCGCCGGCATCCTCACCCGAGAGCACGCGTCTCACGGATTCGAGGAATCCCACACGCGGGAGCCTAGCGGATCATCCGATCGCGATGATGTCACCGCCGGCGCCCGGTCGCACCGCCACATGGGCGAGCCGAGCGAGCGCGATGGCGGCGGGGATCGGCACGCTCGAATCGAGCCGGCTCATCCGCCACGAACCGTCACCGATGTCACGGCGCCCGGCCGCTGCCACCTGCCGGTTGAGCTCGGGTTGATCGGCATGGCGGAGCGCCCGGGTGGCCACCGCATCCAATAGCTGGCCGCATGCCACCACCCAATCGGCGCCCGTCACCCGCTCGAACGGGTAGGCGCGATCGGCGAGCCGATCCACCACACCCATCGAGGTGTGCGGATCGTAGGCGATGGCCTGGGGGAGCCACCGATCGGCGAGCTCGGCCACCTCGCCGGCGATCTCGGCCTCGCTCACACCGTCGTCGTCGGCCCAATGGCCGGCGAGTTGCACGATGAGCTCGGTGCCGACCCACCCGCCGATCATCACGGCCGCGGTGGTGCGATTCGGGTCGATGTCGATGGCCATGAATGCTCGGAGCCCGGGCTCGAGGGTGGGGAGCTCCCGATCGGCGCACGCCTCCCAATCGGCCCATGGGACCGCCGATTGGGTGGTGGCATCCACCCATTGGCACAACGCCTCGGTGCGGAATCGGAGCGGGTTGTCGGTGCGGAGCTCCTCGATGAGCCGCTCGGGCCGGAGGAAGTACCCGAGGCTCGGGTTGGCCTGCCGCCACGCCTCGGGATCGTCCACCGCCATCTCGGGGTGCGCCGACCACTCGAAGTACGCCATGGTCGGATCGGAGCCGGGGAGATCGACCGAGCGCCGGCCTCGGTCGCGGAGCGCGTTGAGCACCACCGAATCGGGATCGCCCGCGTTGGATACCGTCCACACCTGGGGATCACGGTGGGCGCGGGTGGTGTAGAGCGCCGAGCTCCACACCGCGTCATCACGGGCCTCTCGCACCTCATCGAACACCAACAAACCCACCGAGGAGAACCCTCGGAACGCGGATTGGGTCGGCGCGAGGATGTGATACCTGGCGCCGTTGGTGAGTCTGATCTCCTCGGAACCGTTCGCCCATCGGATGCGATCGATGAGCCGGCGGAGATCGGGGGTGTCCTCGAGCGCTCGAGCCACCTCACCGAACACCAACCTCGGGACCATCCGATCCTGGGCGGTGTGGAGCACCACACCACCGGGATCGGTCACCAACGCGGCGAGGATGCGCCGAGCGAGTAGGGCACTCTTTCCGTTCTGACGCGCCACCACCACCGAGATCAGTGAGTGGGCCCACCGGCCCTCGGTGGTGACCTCCATCGCCACCTCGGCGACATGATGTTGCCACTCGAGGAGCTCGAACCCGAACGGCGCATCGAGCGCTCCCAGGAGTGGCCCTCGGGTGCCGAGCTCGGGCCGGCGAGGTGTCCCGATACGCGGGTGCTGATACCCGCGGATCGAGTCGAGCTCCCACCCGAGATGGGCGGGTGTGGTCATCGGGTCGAGGCGCCACCGGCGATGGCGGTGAGCGTGGCCACGAGATCGGTGCCGGGCTCATGGTCGGCGGTGAACGCTCCACGCGATGCCGGTGTGAGTCCCATCTCGGAGAGGTACCGGAGCAACACCTGCGCGGTGAACGCCGCCTTGCCGGCTGCCTCGGGTGAGAGCCGGCCCTCGAGGTTGGCCATCCGGAGCCCATCTACCGCGTCGGCGAGGGTGTAGACCATCCCGACCGCGATCGCGTCGGAGCCGGCCCGTTCGATCCACTCGGCGCCGGCGATGGCACGCTCGGCACGCCGGCGGATGGTGCCACGCTTCACCTGGCCGGCTCCGGGCCGGTACGCGGGTACACACCGAACGCGGCGCCGAGCACATTGGCGATCTCGAGCACCGTCGCCATGGCACCCTCGAGCTCGAGGGTGCGGATCGTGAGAGCGCCGGCCGCGTCCACCTCGATCGCGACGGTGACGGTGGCCGGCGGTGGCACCATCACCGTCACCGAGCCGGTGCCCTCACACGCGGGACAATCGCCACCGGCCACCTCGCCGCCGCCGGTGCACTCGGCGCACGAGATGCGGATGGATCGAACCGGATCGGGCATGGTCATCACTCCTCGGTTTCGATGAGTCGGAATCCGGCATCCGCGTACTGCATGAGCGCCACCGAGGTGGGCTGGGCATGGATCACGATGGCCGGCCCTGGGCGAGCGAGGAGATGCCGGTGGACCGCTCGCCACGCCTCGAGCGCCACCTCGGTGATCGCCACCGGGTGCGCCTCGAGGTGATGATCGACGGTGGAGCCGAGCGCCCGGGCGAGCTCATCGAAGTCGAGCACCGGCACGCCGGGCTCGGCGAGCTCCCGAGCGAGGGTGGACTTGCCCGAGCCGGCCGGGCCGGCGATGACCACCCTCACGGCCCGAACGGAAGCGAGTGGCCGGCGCCGCCACTCTCCGTGGCCGGCCCGCTGGGCGGATTGGAGCTTGGGGAGGGGGAAGGGGAGGCGGAGAG